TTAATTTTTCATGGTCCAAAAAAAGGAACAGAAAAAATTAAAACAGTGTATCCAGAGCCAGGTAGAGTTATAGTATGGCCTTCAAATTTTTTATACCCGCATTCAGTTGAAAAAGTAACAAAAGGAACAAGATATACGGTGGTATCATGGTTAGCGTAGATAAATTAAGATATAAAATTATTCCTAATTTTTTAAATAAAACAGAAATAGATCTATTAAAAAGATATTGTAAACTACAACATTTTAATAATCGAACTAGTTTTGATTTAGTTCAAAATAATAATGCTGATACTTATTTTTACAAAGATCCTTTAATAGAAACTATTTCAAGTAAAAAAAGACCTTTAATTGAAAAAGAAATTAATATTGAATTATATGAAACTTATACTTTTTGGAGATGTTATACTTATGGCGCTGAACTTAAAAAACATACTGATAGACCCTCTTGTGAAATAAGTGCTACTGTTTTTATTGATTCAGATAAAAATGATTGGGGTATTTTCATGGATGAAACAAAAGTAATGTTAAATAAAGGGGACGCTTTAATCTATAACGGTTGTAATGTAGAACATTGGAGAGAGCCCTTTGATGGGGATTATCATATCCAAGCTTTTCTTCATTACGTTGATAAACATGGTGAGCATTCAAATTATAAAGGAGATGTAAAAAGATGAAAATAATACAATACAAAAACGATGGATCAGCTAAGATTGAGTTCTCTGAATTAGAGATAAAAATTATAAATGAAAAAAAATGTTTTGACCTTCCCGCAGAATCTTTAAAACATATAGTTAATAATTTAATGTCAATCATAGTTAATTTTCAAGAAAATTTTCCTGAAGATATTAAAAAAATAACTTCTGTGGGAGAAGGTAAAGATTTAATTAAATCGAAAGATGAATGAAATATAACATATTTCCAACACCCATATGGGTTGAAGATATTGATAGTTCAAAACTTGAGCTTACCACCGAAGAATATAAAAAAGCGTGGTTAAGTGGCACTTTATCTTCTTATTTAAGCAATAACAATAAAATGACACAAAAAGGTGCAAAATATTTAAAAGAACAGATAATTAACTGTTTACAAGATTTTAAAATATATGATTGCAAAATTATAAATGTTTGGAGAAATATTTATGATAATGATTTTCAAGAAAGGCATACACATCCAAACTCTTCTTTCTCGTTCACTATATATGAAAAACTTGAAAAACCACAAACAGTATTCTTTCATCCAAGTCATGATATGATTTATGCAACTAAAGTAGATCCGTATATTGACTGTATTTTTTTTCCTCAAGTAAAACAAAATCAAATGATTTTATTTCCTAGTTATTTAGAGCACATGGTTAAAAAAGCTAAAAACTCTGTAACCATAAGTGGAAATATAGGTATATGAAATTTTTAGGAGTTAGGGTCGGAGAGCATGACTCTAATATTACATACACTGATGGTGTTAATATAAAATATTTTAAACCAGAAAGAGCAAATCAAATAAAGCATTTTGCTTATAATGATATTTTTTCTTGGTTAGAATCCTCGTTTTATTTAAAATATAATCTAAAAGACATTGATGCTATTGCATTTGTTTTAGATTCATATCAATTTCCATGGTTAAGTGATTGTAAAACAGATGATCTTTATCAATTAATAAACATACCCTATACAATTTTTACTGAATTAAAATGTCCTATCTATAAAATAGATCACCACTATGCACATAGTCTAAGCTCATGGATGTTAACCTCAAACTCTAACGTTGATTTTGTTATAGATGGTTATGGAGATTTTGAAAAATCTTGTAGCGTGTTTAAAAATAATAAATTACTTAAACACTATACACTAAACGACATATACTCTTTAGGTAAATTTTTATCTTACGAAAGTAAACAACTATTAAATGTGCAAGGATTAGATATGGATATAGCTGGTAAGGTTATGGCACTTCAATCTTTTGGTCACGTTAACAAAGAGTTTTACAATTACATAAAACAATTTAATTTTGAAGAATCTAAAAATATATATGATTTTAAAGTTTTTCGTAAAACCATAGGCAGTGATATTGTTGTTGGACACAAAGTATTAGATTTTGTAACAACAGTGCATAAAAGAATGGAAGAAATAATTCCAAATTTTTTTACAAAATATATTGATAAACACACTTTTACATATTCTGGAGGAGTGGCACAAAATATTTGTATAAATACAAATATAAAAAAATTATCTAATAATATTGTTATACCACCTCATTGTGCAGATGAAGGATTAAGTTTAGGTTGTGTTGAATTTTTAAGAAGACAATATGAACAACCTGTTTTTAACAAAAGTAATTTTCCATTTTGGCAAACAGATATAGAACCAGATACTACACCTTCAGACACTTTAATCAAACAAACAGCTAAGGAATTAGCAAAAGGTAAAATTGTTGGTTGGTATCAAGGGCACGGTGAAATTGGACCAAGAGCGTTAGGTAATAGGTCTATATTAATGAGCCCTGAAATTAAAGATGGTAAATCTATATTAAATAAAAAAGTAAAACACAGAGAGGACTATAGACCTTTTGCTGCCTCTATAAAGTTAGACAAAACAAAAGATTATTTTGATTGGGAGGGTGAAAGTGAGTTTATGTTATACAGTGTTAAATTTAAAAACAAAGTTTTTGATTCAATAGCACATGTGGATGAAACAAGTAGAATACAAACTGTAAAACCAAACCATGAATATTTTTATAGATTATTAGATGAGTTTGAAAAATTAACAGGGCTACCTATGCTTTTAAACACATCCTTAAATAATAATGGTAGACCTATAGCAGGCAAACCTGAAGATGCTTTTGCTCTTTTAAAACACTCTGACCTTGATTTTTTGGTTGTAGGGGACTGTGTTTACGGAAAATAACCATGTTGATTTATGGTAATTTTAAATATAATATCCAGCTGTTTACTTAAAAAGGTACATTATGTTACAAAAAATAGGATTTCAGCCAGGTATAAATAAACAACTTTCAGCCACAGGAGCAGAGGGTCAGTGGGTTGACTGTGATAATGTCAGATTTAGGTATGGTTCACCAGAAAAAATAGGTGGGTGGAATCAATTAGGTGGTACTGGGGCAAATGAACTAACGGGTGCTGGTCGAGGTATGCACCATTTTATAAATAGCTTATCAAGAAAATACTCCATTATTGGAACAAACAGAATTTTATATGCTTTTTCTGGAGGTGTATTTTATGACATACACCCTATTAAATCTACAACGACGCTTACTAGTGCTTTTACCACGACCAACGGATCACCAATTGTTACAGTAACTTTCAGTACATCTCATGGTATAAATCCACAAGATATAGTTCTACTAGATAATTTTAGCTCAGCGACTAATTCTAATTTTTCATCAAGTGATTTTGATGATAAAAAATTTATGGTGACCAGTGTTCCAAATGCAACAACAATCACTATCACACTTGCATCTAATGAGTCTGGATCAGGAGCTACAACTTCTGGTGGTATTAGAGTTCAACATTATTATCCTGTAGGTCCGGCTGTACAAGCAAAAGGTTTTGGATGGGGTTTAGGATCTTGGGGTGGTGAAGATACTTCTGCGTTAACAACTACTTTAAATGGTGCTATTAATGATTCAACAACAACCATTGTGTTAACAGACGCATCTCAGTTTTCTAGTTCTGGAACCAACTTTGTTATTATAGGTAGCGAAGAAATTTCTTATACAGGTATTAGTGGCAACACTTTAACAGGTGTAACAAGAGGTGTTGATGGAACAACTGCAGCGTCACACAGTGATGGTGCTACCGTAACGTTTTCTACAGACTTTGTTGCATGGGGTGAGGCGGCGTCTGGTGACTTAGTTTTAGATCCTGGTATGTGGTCGTTAGATAATTTTGGTGATAGAGCTATTTGTTTAATTCATGATAGTGCAGTGTTTTCTTGGAACTCTGCTTTGTCAAACGCAACAGAAACAAGAGCTACAATTATTACTGGTGCACCAACAGCATCTCGTCACGTAGTAGTTTCTACTCCCGATAGACACTTAGTATTTTATGGAACAGAAACAACTATTGGTGATCCAACGACACAAGATGATATGTTTATAAGATTTTCTGATCAAGAAGATATAAATACATATACACCAACAGCAACCAATACAGCTGGTACACAAAGACTCGCTGATGGATCACAGATCAGAGGAGCAATTCGTGGTAGAGATGCAATTTATGTCTGGACAGATACAGCTTTATTTACACAACGTTTTGTTGGTCAACCTTTTACTTTTGCGTTCGCTCAAACAGGAACTAACTGTGGATTGGTTGGACAGAATGCATGTGTAGAAGTTGATGGTGCTGCATATTGGATGTCAGAAAATGGTTTCTTTAGATACGCTGGTAAATTAGAGTCACTACCTTGTTTAGTAGAAGATTTTGTATTTGATAATATAAATTTAGATTCTGGTAATCAAATGGTGTCTGCTGGATTAAATAATTTATTTGGTGAAGTAATGTGGTTTTATCCAGAATCAAATTCTTCTGTTGTAAATAGAATGGTTGCATACAATTATTTTGATTCATCACCACAAAGACCAGTATGGACTGTGGGTAGTTTAGCAAGAACGATGTGGAGAGATTCTGCAGTTTTTGGTAAACCACATGCTTTAGAATACGATGCATCCACTGATACATCTTTTGATGTCATAGGAAACACTGAAGGTAGAACATCATACTATGAACATGAAACAGGAACAGATCAAAATAGAAATGGAACTATAACTGCTATAACTGCTAACATATTATCTGGAGACTTTGATATTACTCAAAGAATAGCCAGAGGAGCCACAACGGGAACAGCTGATCTTAGAGGTGATGGAGAATTTTTAATGAAAATTAGAAGATTTATTCCTGATTTTATATCTCAAACAGGTAACACTAGAATTACTTTAAATTTAAGAAATTTTCCAAATGACACTGCTGCTAGCTCTTCATTAGGTCCTTTTGATGTAACTACATCAACACAAAAAATAGACACCAGAGCTAGAGCTAGAGCTATAGCATTAAAAGTAGAAAATACATCAACTAGTCAAAACTGGAAGCTAGGAACTTTTAGATTAGATATACAACCAGATGGACGTAGATAATGGCAAAAATAGCACAAGTATTAACAAGAGCTTCAAAAGAATATGATTTTACTGTAGCAGAATCTCAAGTTAGAGATTTAGATGCTATTGTTGAAAAATTAAATACAACATTTCAAGAAGAATTAAAAGAGGAGGTAGAAGCATTTAACTTCTTTTTAAATTAATGGCTAATAGTTTTATAAATAAAAAAGTAGATTTAACTACAACAGATTTAACTACGCTGTACACGGTGCCTAATTTTAAAACAGCTGTCGTTAAATCTATATTAGTCTGTAATGATGCAGGATCTGGATGCAATATAGACGTTACTTTAGTAGATGCTAGTGGTAACATATTTAGTCTGTTTAAGACAAAAACCATAGCAACAATTACTACAACAGAACTTTTAACTAACCCACTTGTAATGGAAGAAAGTGAGATATTAAAAGTGCAAGCTTCTGACGCAAATGAACTGCATGTCATAGCATCAATATTAGAAATACAGCCAAGAGAGGTAACAACATAATGAAAGATTTACCGGTGATAGAACCAAAAGAAGTAATAACAACAATAACTAACATGAAGACAGGCGAAAAATATAAGGATGATTCCGAATGGAAAGCAAAAGGCATACCTGAGTCTGAAATAAGAAAAGATGTCAGACTGATAATGCCTAGCCTTGATTTATTAGGAAAAACAAAATAAGATAGACAAATGGCCATAACAAGATCACAACAAGCAAAACAAATGTTACAAGACGGAGGTATGCTAGTCAAACCAGGATTTGGTGGTATTAGACAAGGATACAAAGGCCCTGGTGAAAGAGGAGGTGGTGATGATGCTTCTCAAGATGATTTTGGTGGAGGGCCACCTGGTGATGGTAACAGAGGAGACACTACCAGAACTAGAATTCAAACAGAAAAACAAAAACAATTTGATATTGACAGGCAAAGAACATTAACAGGAATGTTTGGCGATCCTGATCCAGAAGTAGATGTTCCTGTAGGACGTAGAAGAGATACTATTACTAGATTTGGAGCTAATTTAACAAAAAATTTAAGAGCTAACCCTTTTTCAGTATTAACACCATTAGGAACTTTAGTTCAAACATCTTTTCAAACTAATAGAGCTCAACAGATGATGGGTATGCCTGGGTTTTCTGCACAATTTGATGATCCAACTAGAAATGAAGAAGGTGATGTACCATTATGGATGAAACTTGGTTATAGTAGTGAAGCAGAATACAACGCAGCCATGGGTAGAGGAGCTGCAACATCAGCACCAGTAGAATCAGATCCACCTGTTAATTTAAATAGAATGGCATATAGACTTATGGCAGAAGGTGGAGTAGCCATG